GATGTATACTATATCCCTCGTAAACTTGTAGGAACTGACACAGTTTTCGGTGAGGATATCGGTTCTACTTTTGAAGATGCCTATCTTATCGAAATGTATATTGACACTATTGATGGATATGAGGGTGAGAAAGACCTCATGTCTAAATTTGGTTTGGACATTCAAGACGATGCTACCTTTACAGTGGCACGCAGAAGATGGGAACAGTTTGTCACAGTAGACAACAACATCATCGAATCAAGTCGCCCAAATGAAGGGGACTTGATTTATTGGCCAAAAGGTAGTAAACTATTTGAGATTACCTTTGTCGATCACGATGATCCTTTCTATCAAGTCCACAACCTACCAACCTATAAGTTGAAGTGTAAGACTTTCGAATATGGTTCGGAAGGAATGGATACTGGTATTGCAGAGATTGATGCAATCGAAGCAGACAACAGTTTGGATCAATTGTCACATCAAATGACACTAGAACAAACTGGAACCTTTAACGAACAGATTGCACTAGAAGATGGTAGTGGTGTATTCCTACAGGAAGCATACTCTACTTCCTTCCCAACTAAAGACGGTTACTATATCGTTGGGGAAGACGAAACACACGGTGGCGCAATGATTCTAGAAAACAATGTAGAGAATGCAGAAGCGTCCTATATAATACTGGAATCTTACGTTATTGAAACGATTGATGAGAATGCACAAAATGATACTTTCGAATGGGAAGACGATGATGTATTGGACTTTTCAGAAAGTAACCCATTTGGTGACGCTGGGATGAACTAACTATGATAGGTAATTATTTTTACAACGAATCAACAAGGAATGTCGTAGTCGCATTCGGAACCATCTTTAACAACATTCAGTTGACAAAGAAGGATGGTTCTGGTAATGTAACTCAGACAATGAAAGTGCCTCTTGCATACGGCCCAAAACAAAAGTGGTTGTCAAGACTCACTGAAGATCCAAACCTAAACAAGAAGGTAGCGGTAACGATGCCTCGTATTGGTTTTGAGATTAACGGTATGCAGTATGACAGTGCAAGGAAACTAAACAAGGCAGTCAAAGTAAAGAGAGTAACAGATGGAACAGACAACGAACAGTTGAAGTCTGGTTTCATGCCTGTTCCTTATAATGTAAACTTTGAGTTGTTTATTATGGCAAAGAACTCTGATGATGCATTGCAGATTCTAGAACAGATTCTTCCATACTTCCAACCAGAGTATACAGTAACTTTGCGAGAGATTCCAGAGTTGGATATCATTCGTGATGTTTCAGTTGTTTTGAATAGTATTAGTTATGAAGACAATTATGAGGGAGACTTTACAAGTCGTAGAGCAATTATCTACACTCTAAGTTTCACTGCAAAATATCACCTCTATGGGCCTATCACTTCACAGAACATTATTCGTTCTGTTCAAGTCGACCAGTATAGTGACTTACAAGTGAATGCACCTAAGAGAGAACAGAGATACAGTGTTGAACCAAAACCAGTTGACGTGTCACCACAGGATTGGGATACAGATGATGGGGACTTTGGGTTTAATGAGACAACATCTTTTTATGAAGATGCAAAAACATACAATCCTACAACTGGCCAGGATGAAGACGTATAAATATAGGTAAACAAATCCAAGGATTAACGAACAATGGCAATTAGAAAAATCGTATCAAGGAGTATCGGAGTAGATGTTATCGCAGCAGAAGACTTAGCGAATAACTCTGTTACTGCTGCTGAAATTCAAGATGGTGTAATTGGACTAGATAAACTATCTGCAACTGGAACGAAAGATGCAACCACATTCCTTCGTGGAGATAACTCTTTCCAAGTTGTTACGACACCAACTTTATCATCGTTAGGTATTGATAACCATGATGATATCAATGTAGACGCAAGTGGTCATGCCGCAATTGGAACTACCACGCAAAATGGTGCTTCTCTAGTCATAGACAACGGCGGTGTTCAATCTCCTGCTGCATCTGGAAATATGAATACAGGTTTTCAAATTCAAGCTGGAACTGGTTCTCAAGCACTTAATATTGGAAATGACGGAGATGGAACTTGGTATAACTCTGCATATGCTAACAACTCTGGTGTTCCTAGAAATCATAGATTTTTGGTTGGAGAAAATATTGAGGGATTAAAAATAGATACAAGTGGTTATGTTTTCCAACCAAAGATGCCCCACAATATTTGCCAAGGCTCCTCTGTTTCTAACCCCACAATTTCTAGTAATAGTTCTATTAGTTCTTATTTTAACTTAACTCTAACTAACGGAACAAGTATGTATAACACAGGTAATGGTAGATTTGTTGCTCCCATTGATGGTGTTTATTTGTTTGGATTCAGTTTAATGCTTGCGCCGCCACAAAATGAATCCAACCGTGTTGCCGTTAGACTTAATGGTAGTGATTGGAAGCCATTGAGTGGGGCACAAGATGTTATTCAACCAGCAGCGCAAGTCTCAGGCACTGGTAATTCCCAATTAAACCTAAGCGATACAGTGTTGATACCTGCTAGTGCTGGAGACTATTGGGAAATTTATGCACGGGCTGGGTCTAATGTGGGCCCACTTTATATAGGACATAGTTGGATGTGGTCTTGTCTACTATATGGAACAAACTAAAGGAAAAACTAATGGCAAATATTACAATTGAAATCACTGATACAGAACTAAAATGTTTAGAGTTTGTTGCGAATGATGTGACCGAATGGGTTCATAATTCTGCAATCACAAGAGCAAATTCTGCAAAAAAAGTTATTACTGACTTGTTGGTTGCACACTGTAATGCAAATGAAATTGCACTTGCAGTCGGAGAAGATGCACAGATTACTCAGGCATATGATTTGGGTGTTGTAGATACCTCTGCAAATGTTCAGGCTGCAAGTGATGCTAAAGCAATCGCTGACGCATAATAATGTCAAACCAATCTGATATGTTAGATAATGTTCTCGGTATTACCGATGTAGTGGAAACAACCGTAAAGGATGTTACTCCACCAAAACCTGTTCTTGTTCCTAAAACAGAGATGAACGAAGCAGACGTTGACAATGATTATAAATATCAGAGAGAAAACTTTTATAATCTGATTGAAAGAGGACAGGATGCAATTGATGGTATCCTAGACCTTGCAAGAGAATCAGAACATCCTAGAACCTATGAGGTTGCTGGGAACTTAATTAAACAGGTGGCAGAAGTCACAGAGAAACTTGGAGATTTGCAAAGTAAGATGAAGAAACTAAAAGAAGTTCCTAACTCTGCACCCAAGAATGTTACTAACGCATTGTTTGTTGGAAGCACTGCCGAATTACAAAAAATGTTAAAGGGAAAAGAATAAAATGCCATTGACACGATTCAAACTAAGTTCCATCGGTGACGGTGGTATCACAACTGCTAAACTAGCAGATGGTGCGGTTACATTAACCAAAACAGATAGTCTTTTTGTCAACACTGAGATTAGTGGAACAGAGGCTGCAAAGATGCCTGTCGGAACAACTGCACAGAGAACAAACGAACAGACTGGAGATATTAGATTTAACTCCACAATTAGTTTGATGGAGTATTATGATGGAACTGGTTGGAAAGCAATTGATTCTGCCCCATTAGTTACTTCCATTTCACCGACAACAGAAACAGCTGCAAATGCAGATATTGTTATTACTGGTCAATTTTTTTCAAGTGGTGCCACAGTAAAGTTTGTTGGTAATGATGGAACTGAATATGCATCTCCTTCTGTAACATTTACTAATGCAACATCTATCACTGCACAAACTCCAGCAACTGTCCTAACAATTGAAAATGAACCTTATGATATTGTCGTAACAAATCCATCTGGACTTTCTGGAACTCTTGCTGATGCATTGGATGCTGGTGGTGCTCCAACTTGGACAACTTCATCTGGTTCTCTAATGGGCAGTAACACAATGTATGAAGGTGAGATTATTGAATCACTTTCCGTTGCTGCAACTGACCCAGATGGTGATACGGTAACATATGGTGTGACTTCTGGTGATGCACTTCCTGCTGGACTTTCACTAAACACAACTACTGGTGCAATTGAAGGTGATACAGACGCTGTAAGTGGAGACACTACAACAACATTTAGTCTTGATGCAATCACTGATAACGCAACAACTGCTCGTTCATTCAGTATGGTAACAACAAATGACGCATCTGCTGCATATGAATCAAATCTAAAACTTTGGTTGCGTGCTGGTTGGGATGGACAATCTACAGGCAATCAGTCTGGGCAAACTACTCCTGCTGCAAAGTGGGGAACTTCTTATGGTGTTTCTAATATAGTTAATATGATTGGAACACCAGTTATTAACACCAATCCAGACGCATCTTCTCCAGTAAATGGAACTATGAAAATTAAAGATGCACAGGGTGGAGTTTCTGGATTAAATACTCAAGCAAAACAAGATGACCCTTATGCATACCAGTGTGATGCTGGTGATTCTTTTTGGGTGCAGATTCCCTCTGGAACTTCTGTGTTTGACACTGGGACAGACCATACAATCACATATTGGATGTGTTGGGAAGACAGGGCTGCAAATACTGGAAGTAATGTATTTAACCCAACCTTTCACTCATGGGGTGGTGGGCCAAACTCATTTTCATGGATGGCGCATGATTGGTATACGAACGGCACAAGTGACCCTTATATGATGCATTATTCAAATGGGGCATATCAAGGCAACTTCAATCTTCCTAGTATTTCTGGTGGTTCTAATGGTAGTAAGGGAGTCTGGTTTCACATTGCTATGCAATATAATAGTTCTGGAATGTATTTCTTTGTAAACGGAAGTTACACTGGGCAATCATTAAACTCTATGGGGAATATGCCATCAATCGGAACTAATCAGTCTTGCAACTTCAATGGCCGAGGTGATGGTATTTCTGGTGGGCTTCCAGGCACATATACAACTGGCGATGAAGGATATAAAAGTATGGCAGATTTAAGATATTATAATGCAACTCTTTCAAGTCCAGCAATTGCAGATATCTATAATAAGGGTAGAAGCACATTTGTGTAAATAATTCTCCAACTTGGGGTTCTTAATTTGAGATTTGTATTATGAATGATATCCAACATTACCTAGGCAATCCTCTACTCAAAAAGGCAAATGCACCTATTGAGTGGACTAAGGAACAAATCCTAGAATATCAGAAGTGTATGGAAGACCCCATATACTTTATCAAGAATTATATCAGAATCGTATCTTTGGATGAGGGTTTGGTTCCATTCCAACTCTACGATTTCCAAGAACAGATTGTCAATACAATTCACGACAATCGTTTTACTATCTGTAAACTTCCTCGACAGTCTGGTAAGTCAACCACCCTCGTATCCTATGTTCTACACTACATTCTATTCAATCCGAATATGAATGTCGCTATCCTTGCGAACAAGGCCTCAACTGCAAGGGATATTCTTTCACGTCTACAACTTGCATACGAAAACCTACCTAAGTGGTTACAACAGGGCGTTATGTCTTGGAACAAAGGTTCTATTGACTTAGAGAATGGTTCTCGTGTGGTTGCATCATCAACCTCTTCAAGTGCGGTTCGTGGTGGTTCCTATAACATGTTATTCCTAGACGAATTTGCATTCGTTCCACAGAACGTTGCAGAAGACTTCTTTAGTTCTGTATATCCCACAATCTCATCT